CTCTATTATTTTCCAATCTACTATTACGTATCTGATGAGATAAGTGTGAAACCGCATCTTTCAATGCTGTAAAGTCCAAAGCTTCTGTTAATGTAGTTGGAATAGGAATAGGAGTATTTTTTAATTTCTCCCATTGTAATAGTTCATCATCAATATCAATTAATAGTTGCATCTTCCATTCCTGCTGTCCTTAATCGTGTTATATGCCCAATCATAAATGACTTAGTTTCTAATCCCTTCATAATTCCTAACCATTTATTACGCAATAATGCAATTTCGTTGATGATGATTTCCATATCAACAACTTCCGACTCTCCGTCTACATATTTTTCAGCATCACGACTAGTTAATGCTCTGCCATATCCTTCTAAATACTTTTTAAAATAATCATTTCGGGTTTTACGTAGTCGAATATTTAATAGATTAAGAACTGCATCAATTTCTTGTAATTGATTAAATCTATGCTCTGTTAATCCAGGTAACATTGCCAGACCTTTTTCGATATTGCCAAATATTTTTACTTCATTTTTTGCCGATAGTAATTCTTGATTAAAATAGTCAATAAAATCAGGAAGGGTACTAATATCAGCAACAACTTTATTATACCACATTATTTTCTCTAACCTTAAGTAGATATTGTTCAAGCCATGGAAATACTAACTTCCAATTTAAGTTTCGTCTTTTATCAATTTGGTCTAAATATGATGTAAGATAGTTTAATTGTTCTATATCTAATTTAGAAGAATTTAACGATAAATGTATTCCATTCATATATTCTCTGACATTGTTTTCCCAAACAGTATCTGTAGACATGCTATTAAGTATTCTGTTAAAATCAGTGTCAAAATACCCAACTCCAAATACATCACAATGCAACCATGATTTTTTCTCAACATGCCCAAAACTATGATGTATTTTTCTATGTTTACGAAAAGAATTAAGATAATCTATTAAATCAGGCATCGTCTTTATAGTTAACGATGAGATCGTGCTATTAACATTTAGATAAATCCATTTTTGATTAACTAAATATTCAAAATTTTCTTTTAATTTAACTAAATCCAACCCATAACGAACATATTCTTGCTCAGGACCCAAACAATCTATACTAACAGTAATGTCTAATCTACCAATCTGACGGTTAACTATTAATTGTTTCATTTCATTGACAAACGTTTCTAATTTTTGTTTAGACAATGTTAAATTTGTTACAATATTAATCTCAAGTTCTGGATTTGTATTTTGTTTTATAAAATTAACCAATCTAGTAAAACTACGTTGATAAAATGGTTCTCCACCTAATACTTGCAGTCTTTTTAGTGTATGATAATTTTTATCTAAATACAAGAATAATTTTTCAACTAATATATCATAATCATCATGTCGATCAATTTTAAATTGAAACGGAACATCTGTTATATGCCCAAATTTTTGATTTTCAGTTTGTATAAAAGAACTGTTTGATTCATCACAATAAATGCAACCCATGTTACATGCATTGTCAAGATAAACTTCTAAAATGCGAGGACTTACATGTACTGCATTTGGATTTGTTAGTAATTCAACTGGGTTTAATCCGGGTATTTTTTGATGTGTTAATCTATCGCTGATTCCGCCTTCTTTTTCAATAATTTCACAATACTGGCATCCTTGTTGCGGAAAGTTTCCAGCTAACATCATCTGACGTTGCTGAATCCAATGTTCGTGATTGTGAAAATTATCAAAATTATCAACAGTTAATGTAATAGGAATAACCCGATGACAACTGGAACTAACTCCATTATACAAGCTAATAGTATGCCATGTCCATTTAAGTTGACATGCAACTCCAGTTGTGATCGGAAAAAACTTCTTCTCAGACATTAATTAAGTTATTCATCTTCTTCATCTTCTTCGTCAAGATAATCTTCAACTGCTCGACGAAGATACGTATCAACTTCACCTAAAATTTTTAGATCATGATCATCATTTGTATAATCTGCAATAACTATAGCAATATGGTCTGCGGCTGCCTGGCGATCTTTTGTTGGGATATACGATTTAATTGCTACCCATACTTCGCCAATTGATTCAATTTCTAAACTCATTCTACTTCATCCTCTGCGATTGCTTCTTGTGTACTTAGCATCGCAGGATTATCATGCAAATCTTTCATAATTACATCTAGACAACCGTTGTCATTGCGTTCCCATGCTTTACGGAATTGTTTAATTACTGTGCCATCAGCGGATGTATATTTTAAACTATTTCCTTCTTTTGTTAGCATTCCTTTCTTTTCACTTAAGTCAACTAACCCACTATATGGACTCATTCCTGTTTCATATGGGATTTGTACTTGTACTGATTCAAATGGTTTAGCATAACGAGTTTTCATAATCTTACATGCCGCTCGTATACCTAATACTTCTGTAACTTTATTTCCATTCTCATCAATCTTAAGTTTCAATTTACGCATTGCAACAACTATCGAACTTGCGTAGATAAAGCCTTGGCCACCACTAATTTTATCATCAGGATCAAACATATCTTGTGATGCATAAGTATGATTGGTTGCAACCAAGCCAACATTATAATTGCCAAACATATTAACACAATTTCGAACTAATGATGTTAGTGCTTTTGGTTTACGACCCATATCACCTTTCATGTCGCCGGCTTCAAATTGATTAACATCTGTTGGTGTTAATAACATACCTAAACTGTCAACAACAAATAATACCTTTGGACGGTCAGCATCAGCTGGTAATGTTTTGTAATCATTCATAAATGTACTAATAGTTTTAGCAACATCATCAATCATACACATGCTTAATTTTAACAACTTATCTTCACTTGTATCTACACCAAGTGCTTTAAGCCATGCTTCATCTAATGCATTTTCGCTATCCACCAATACAACATAGATGCCTTGTTCCTGTGCATTTTTAATAATATTACCTGAACAGATATATGATTTACCAGCTCCGGATTCACCTGCAAATACTGTTACTTTACCAAGAGGAATACCTTTATTAAAATCGCCGGATATTAAATAATTAAGTGCATAATTACCAGTTGAAACCCAATCTGTTGGATCATTAAACCCAAATCCTAAGCCGTCAATTGACTTTGTCAGTGTTTTTCTAAATTTACTTACATCAAATGGTCGTGCCATGTACTACTCCTTTGTTATAAAATTAAATAATTTGTTAGCGTATTGTTGGTGTTGCTTTGGTCCAGGATGCGATTTGTCTGTTCCTAAATCAATAAATTCAACCATTGTTTTACCAATGTTCAAATCAGACGTTAAATCAATAAAATTTGGATATTCTTTCAACATAAAAGGAATCCAGTGAATATCTAATATATTTGCAAGGCATAACCTAGCACCAATCTTATTGCAAAAGTTATCAACTTGTAATATATTACGAATAGAATTAATTAGTAGTGTTTCACTATCAAAATAGTCTAAATTCCAATATTGTTTAGCTAACTCTATTTCACTATAGTTTCCTACAGTCCGAGACATAGTTTTCCAATTGGAAGTTATTTCAATTCGCGGAATACTAGTTAATCCCCAGACTATTATGTCATTCTTTTGTATATCTGACCTAAGTATCTGATCACATGCCCATTGTATTGATGTCCCAGGAGCAGATAATGTACTTTCAGGCATTTGCAATAGATTAGATAACATTGTCCCCCATCTATTATTATATTCTACTCCAATTCCTATAGTAATAGAACAACCAACTGTCCATAATGTTGGCTGTTTAGTATCTCTAAATTCATTCAGACTATTAACTAAATCTAATCTATTAATAATATCTGTAAAATTTATAACCTTATCTTGTACCCTAGTTAACTCATTGAATAGTCTACCATATAACATAAAACTCAATGGATTAATAGAATTATTGATTTCTAATAGATGAATTTCCAATGCATTATTGCATGCCAACCCAATACTTTCATATCCTAAATCTTCAGGAGATGAACAACAATCCTCAATTAATGCCGAATTTAATACGTGTTTAATATTGTTGCCATTAAGTAATTTTAGATTAGAATTAGCCCAATTATATTCATTATTAGAAATATATAATTTACCAATTGCCACTATTGAGATATCCTATCATAAAATTCTGTAAATACAACTTTACTATTAATATTCCGACGTTTATCAATTTGATAAATTTCTAATAGACAATTATCAATGTCTGCGTTAATCGGATTCTTAATATATGATAACACATTATTAAGTCCGTTGTCAAGTAAAAAACCATACTTCTTATCCAACCAATGTTGTATTGTTTGCTGAACTGTAACTAACATTTTATTAGGTAGATGCCTTATATCTAAAAAATCCGGTTGTAGTAATGCTCCTATTATAAAACTATTTGGGTGGAATCCTAACTGTTGAAGGAATTCAATACAACCAAATAATGAATTGTAATTTAATAAAAAATGTAACATATTAAATGATATTTTATGATCTAATTGTTTTATGATTAACAAATTTTCTAAAAAGTCTTTCCATTTACTGCCATATCTAATGTATTCAAATTCTTCTTCTATACTTTCTACACTTACAATCCAATGCACATTAGGAAATGTACAAATTAAATTAAATATTTTGGTATCTACTTTACTTAGATTCGTATTGATACGTAAATTAACTAATGGATTGACTTCTTTTAGTAACTGTAATAATTCTAAATTTTCTTTCATTAATAATGGCTCACCCCCAGCTAGATAAACATGCTTAAGTTGCGATGCATTTTCAAATATATAATTTTTAAAATTAGTACGTTTCTCATCAGATGGAACAGTATGAACTATATTCAATTCGTTTGACCATTTACTACTAAATTCTGGTCCACAATATATACATGCAAAATTACATTGATTGCTCCACCTAACATCAATTGTCTGTAAATCAAAATTACCTACTGTATCATATAGTTCTTTATTAATTGTTTTTAGTTCTTTGAGATAAAAAACACGATCACTAATAATATTAAAACTATTTGTATGTGTTTCTAACTTGTAGCATGGATTACATCTACTACCTGGTTGTTTGTTTAACATTTTTGTCTGGGTATCAGTATTCTTTTCTCCTACTAATATATCAACAATGGTATTATCTTGAATATTACCAATTATGTCACTGCTACGAATACAAGTTTTAATGTTTCCATCAAAATTATACATTAGCCCAGTCCACGGAACTGGACAAAATGCCTTATTAGTTAGATATTCTTTATCATCCATAGTTTGGGCCTAACGCAATTTCTGATATCCTAAGATTTGGATTAGTTATATCAAAACATTTAACTAAGGTTTCTGCCCATTCAGTAACATTAGCATATTCAGGAATAGGTTGATTAGGTTGTGTTGCTACCGATCCTGGTTTTACTAATGTAATATAAGGAAAATCTGATTTACTACGTAATTGATTACATCCTTCTTCTAGTGTACGTTTTTGTAACCAATATTCATCCCATTCATCTTTTGGAGATGCAGGCAATGCAGTCATCATTG